TTGCTTACCGATACCAAACTGAAAAACCTCAAGCCGCAGGAGAAACTGTATAAGGTTTCCGACCGTGACGGGCTGTATGTCGCCGTGCTCACGTCAGGCTCTGTCTCGTTCCGATACGACTACCGCATTAACGGACGCCGTGAAACGCTGGTGATAGGCCAGTACGGTCGTGACGGTATCAGCCTGGCGGAAGCGCGCGAGGAACTCATTGCCGCCAAAAAGCTGCTGAAGTCAGGCCAGTCGCCTGCTGCGGCGAAACGTGACGGTATAAGGCAGATCGCCGGCGCCGAAACATTCGCGGTATATACCGACACCTACATGAAACACGTCACCCTGGCAGACAGCACCCGCGCCATGAAGCAGGCAGTGATCGACAGGGATATCCTTCCCGCCCTCGGCAACAAGATGATGACTGAGATAACCACCAGAGTAGTGCGCGACCTTTGTGATCGTATTGTCGAGCGTGGTGGCCGGGCGACGGCGATTCAGGTCAGGGAGATAATCAGCAGCGTATACCGGTACGCCAACGACCGCGGGCATGGTCTGTTCAATCCTGCTGCCGACATTAAGCCATCATCTATCGCCATGTTTAAGCCGCGCGAGCGCACGCTGTCGCCTGAGGAAATTGGCATATTCTTCCGTGCGCTGGATGACGTCGGAGCTATGGGCACCATGAAGATGGCGCTGAAGCTGGTACTGCTGACGCTTGTGCGAAAAAGTGAATTTACCTACGCGACGTGGGCAGAGATCGATTTCAGGAACTGGACATGGACGATCCCCGCCGACCGAATGAAGGCCAGGCGCGCGCATGTGATTTACCTGCCGAAGCAGGCACAGGATCTGCTGGTCGGCTTGCAGATGTGTGCTGGTGGCAGTGAATACCTGGTGCCCGGTCGCTACAACTTCCGAAAACCATTATCGAATGCCGCGCTGAACTCGCTGATAGACCGGACCGTGGAAACCATAAACAAAGACGGCGAGAAAATACAGGATTTCACTGTACATGACCTGCGCCGGACGGCCAGCACGCTGCTACATGAAGCGGATTATCCGTCAGACTGGATAGAGAAGGCACAGGCGCACGAGCAGAAAGGAGTCCGGGCGGTTTACAACAAAGCGGAGTATGCCCGGCAGCGCGCCTATATGTTGCAGCAGTGGGCAGATATGGTTGATTCCTGGATTAATGGGGAGCACACCGATCTGGTGCCGTTCTCCCCGTCGAAGTTTGAGAGGTGGATGGAAGACAGTAATAAATAATTTTATCCTTCCTGGACTTTGGTAAGCGTCAGATTTCCGCAGAACACAGCCCCGGTGTCAATGTACATCTGGTTTGCATATACCAGAGGATGATGCGCTGGCGTGTGACCGAAGATGAACAAATCGGCACCAGTTATCTCCGAGACAATACCGTCCTGCGTGTCGCTAACCCGCTCACGATTCCAGATCACCATTTCTTCTGGTACTGGCTTATCGAATGCGTATTCGTTGTGCGGGTAGTCTGCGTGGCAGATAACGACCTTCTTATTGCCGGTAACCAGTTCGATAATCATCGGTAGGTTGGTAATCTTTGGCAGAAGGTATTTGAGTTTCACATCCTGCTCAGAATCAAGTTGGTGCCACCATCCACCGCCGTTTGACATCCAATGTCCGAAACTTCCGCCGTTGACCAGTGCATCCAGCATCATCTGCTCATGGTTTCCGCGCACCGCCCGGAACCACGGCATAGTAATCAGCTCCAGGCACTCGACGTTTTCCGCGCCTCGGTCAACAAGGTCACCAACCGAGATCAACAAATCAAACGCAGGGTCGAAGGAAACCTTTTCGAGCTCATTCATCAGCAGCGTGTAACACCCATGCAGATCGCCGACGACGAAGATATTGCGCCAGTCAGCGCCATTGATGCGTTGATATAGGCTCATGCTGCACGCTCCCGTCCTTGGTTGTCTGTTGGTGATAGCGGAGCATTACCAAAAACCCGCGTCATCCCGGCGATATCCAGCGCGTAGCCTGGGTGCAACTGCACCGCCGGGCCGTCGCACTGGTTGCCCCATACGTCGAAACCATGCGAAGACTGGCGGGAAAAAAGCTCAATGCGCGGCACATCGCCCAGCAACTGCACAAGTTTCTCCCGGATAACGTCCGGCTTGCGTGAGTTCTCCATGCGCGGCGCCGTAACGTGCTGGCAGATGGAGGCATCCATGCGCGCCGGAAGCTTTCCGCGTACCGCAAACAGGCAGTCTTCGCTGTTCGCCCGGGTCATGTGTCCCATGCCGATCGCGCTGTTGCCTTTGTGCTTGTTCGTCTTGTGCCAGGTAAACCCCTTCATGGTCATCAGCTTGAATCCCCACGCTTCTACAACCTTCAGAGCTTCAACTGGCTGAGTCGGAACCCACCACATAGCCAGCAGGCAATCTTCGGCAGCCAGATCCCACACAGGCAGGCGGCAGATATCAAGCACGTTCATGACAGGGTATTTGAACCCGGCGCCTCGGTTGCCGTCTGCTGCTTTATCACGGTAAAACCATGGCGGATCTGCGTAGATGAGAGTGTATTTTCCTGTCATTCCACCACCTTCTTACTGTTCATCAGCTCAGCCAGGCGCTGAGCCTTCAATGGGTTTCTGATAACCTGGCCGCCGGGTGCCAGCCACCCGCGGCGCAGAGATGAATAAACCAGCGTGATACTGCCGACGCGGATATTGTCGTGCGGCTCAGTCATACACCACCCCGCGACATCCGATCCCGCTGTAGTCCATGTGCAGCTTGCGGTTACCTTTGGTTATGCACTGCTGGCGGCGCACCGCGATGCGGGCACGCTCTACTTCACCGACGGCAGCATCCAGACACTGTAGCCAGAGGCGGGCCGCGATGCGGTAATGCCCGCGGCGCTCGCGGTCAATAGCACGGCTTTCGATCTCCATTGCTTCAGGTGTTACTGCCACCACCCTTTCAACACGGCGCTGCGACACGTAGTCTTCGTGATAGCGCTCAAGTTTCGTCTTTTTCATTTGATCCTGACCTCTCAACTGATTACCGCCGCCAGCCACATCAGGTAGGCGACCACGGCCAGACACAGATACACATCTGACCATCTGCTGATATGTTTCTTCAGCGCCGTCATGCTGCTGCACTCACTGCTTCACCCTTCATAGGGCGGTACTTCCGCAGTTCAACCGGTGGCTTTTTTCCCTGGAATACTTCCGGGCTATTTTTTTTGCGCTCTTCAAGCCACTGCTCTACTTCTTCCTGTGTCCATGCGCAGCGGCGGTCAGTGATGTACCAGCGCTTTGGAAACTCGCCAGCAGCTTCCAGGCGTTCGATCGTGCTCCATGACAGTGGCACCACCTCAAGGAGTTTTTTCTTACCCAATGCACCTTTCATAAATACCTCTCTCGGTTGCAGGTGTGGCGCCGCGGCGCCACGGTGGTGATTACTCGAATTCAGGACGCATATCGTTAAGCGTCGTCATAAATCCCTGGTGGTATTCTTCACCCAGCTTTTCAGCCATGGCGTTGATCTCATCTTCGGCACGCTTAAACATCGCCTTGGCATCTGCTGCGGAAAAATCCAGGCTGTTCAGGATTGCGCTAACGTATTCACGCGCCTCTTCGCGGTCAGAGTCAGAAACCACCGTCAGGCTCTGCTGCTCATCATCAACAACGGAATACTCTCCGGTGATAACTGCTGCGTTATCCTGGCTCAGGCCAGCTTCCGCGCGTTCATCCATCACAACCGCTTTTTGCAGTTCGATAGAGACAGGAAGGTATTTGAACAGGCGACGGATCACCGTCTTTTTCGCCATTTCGTCGAAGTGGTCAACCCAAGGACCGCTGCTGCCGGCTTTACTCAGGGCACGTACTTTTTCAACGTCTGCCCGGCTCATAACTTCGAACTGGACGCCACCATCTTTCAGACGGGCCACGGCGTAAACATGGGTCAGTTCTCCGCGGTCACCGGTTTCGCAAGGTGAGTGCTCAAGCGTTTCTTCCAGGCCGTATGAGTAGCTGAATTTGTCGTTTACATGGACGGTGCGCGCTGAGATGCTCAGGATCTGCCCGGAGCGGCGGGCAAGGTCAATCATCCCGCGATAGCCGATAATCAGCTGCGCTTCTGTCGATACGGTTTCCCAGCGACCATTAACTTTCTGGCGCTTGTCGAACGGTATCAGGTACGCGTGGCCAAGTGCTCCGCCCGGCTCCAGCCCGAGTTGAGCGCACTGCATAATTGCACCGAGGAAACTGGCCTGGTCGCATGCTGCCAGTTTTGGAACCTTGCGGATCTCGGTAGTGGCGATGCGCGCCAGACGGTCGGCTGTCATGTGCTTTGGAAGAGCCAGCGCCATCTGAGCCTTAATTTTTGGATCCGCGAGAAGCCCGGCCAGTGTGGTAGGTTTCTCGTTATGCTGTGCAACCTGGTTGCCGGTTGCTGCTGCCTTAAGTGCGTTGGTAGACATTTTTTCTCCTTACTTCATTCTGAAAACGCGTGATGTCGTTGCTGTTTTGAATTTTTCGTACAGGTCAGGGTGCTCAACCTGGAATAATTTCTGATCGAACCGGTTACTTACCTGAGATTTCCATGTGCAAATCGGTTTCCCGTCCAGCGTCAGGATTGAGTGCTCCTGCATGTACAGCTTCAACTTCTCCTCCGATACGGCGATTTCTTCTTCCAGTGACTTGCAACGTGATTTCATGTCGCGGAGGTCGTTAAAGAGCGCCAGGGCTTTACCGTCTGCCTCAATGCTTGAGCCGGAATCCTTCTCAAACATCAGAGAAATATCGCTGACTGTTGTCGCCTCCGGTGGGTTCAGGTTTATCACCCGATCCCAGAAGGAAACTTCTTTCTCCAGGATGGCTTGAATGGTTTCCTCATCTCGCTCAACGCGATAAATACGGAAATCATCACCGCCGATCAGGACGCCGAATACGCATACCTGTTTCTCTGTTACCATCAGCCCATGCATGGCCTGCGCCGTGTAATGAACAGGGATCGCATCTGTCTGAACTTCTCCCCATTCCCTGGCCTTGAACGGGCTAACTGTTTTGATCTCGATGTTCTCTCCGGTAGCCGCTTCTGCATCGATCTCAGCTGCGATAAAGCCGTAATCGCGGTGGATATACCGGTTGCCGCGATGAATAATTTCCAAGCCTGTCTCTTCAGAAAGCAGGTCGATTACGTATGGCTCCATACGCTGGCCACGCGTGAAAACTTTCTGCTTTGAAGGATCTACTGGCTTGATGCGTGGCTGAACCTTATCCAGATACACCTCAAGCGGAGTACGCCACGGGCTAATCCCGAGAATACCGGCGACATCACTGCCGCCGAGGTATTTGGTCCTGTCCATGCTGCCGGCGTTCTGCATCATGCCGCATTCCTCGCAGTGTCCAGCTGGTCAGCCAGATCCCACTTCGCGATGATGCTGGTCATTGCGGCCTGGTATGCTGCGAGAGCTTCTTCAAACTCCGGGCTCATCATCAGCTCTTCCAGAATTTCCGTACGCACGCCTTTGCGCTCCAGCTCGTAGAAAGGTTTCTGCAGCTGGTGGTACTTGATAGCGTCGATCAGCTCTACCTGGCGCTCGTAGTGCATCTGACTCAGCTGGTAGTCGCTGTCGATGCTGGTCATGATTTTTTTCAGGTTATTAATCTGCTGGATGTTCACTTGCTCACCCCCATATCCATTTCAGTTTTTACTGCCATCTTGGTGACAAATGCCCAGTTGATGGCCTCATGCAGAGTGCGGCACTTGGTGCTCATCAGCCCGCACGCCGTAACGCAGTACCAACCGTTGATGATTTTCCACTGCATAATTCGTTACCTCAGTGTTACCGTTGGGGTAATAATTATCCTTATGTGGTTTGAAGTCAATAGGTATGATTATAAAAAATTACCCAGAAGGTAATCTTCAGGGCAATAAAAAAGCCGCTCAATGGCGGCTTAGTATCTGAAATCTAAGGCTTTACTCTTGCGTTTTACCGTTCTGAACAATCACAAAATCGACGTAGCTCTCAATCTTGCTTTTCTCGCTCTCAGGTAACAATGCGTAGCGGGCCCGGTCGTAATGGATGGTCACCGGGTCGCGAGGATGGATGAGCAGCTCATAGCCCCGGCGCCCGAACGCGCTGGCGATCGCCTCCAGGGTGGAGATGGAAACGCTAACCTCATTGTTCAGCATGCGGTTGATTGTCGCCTGGGCAACGCCGGACGCTTTAGACAACTTACCCTGAGATGACAGGTCGCGGTTGTTCTGCATCCACGCTTCGAGGTTATGCGCCGCCAGCTGGCCGATATCGGAAGGAGTGATATCCTCCTGGGGGATGGCAACAGCAGATAATGAGTGGTCGACGTCCAGCCAGTTCGATGGCTTGTTCGCTGCCTTCTCAATCTTGCGCGCCACCGTGTCGCCGACAACTTTCTGCCCGCGGGCCCAGCGGTTCACCAGGTTTGCCTGAGTTCCCAGTTTTTCCGCCAGACGAGTCTGCACCCCGTTAAAGTCACGGTCGATGATATCGTTAATATTCTGCCTGCGGATATCCTGAATACTTTTCATGCTCTGGTGAATCGCCTCATATATGAATTAGTTAGTGGTTCAATTAAAAGCGAATTTACCTCACAGGTAAATGCACCTCACAGGTAACAAGCCTTGATTTTTATTACCTTCTGGGTGAGTATTTGTTATCTGAAATTAATATCAGGCAATAGCTATGAGCGAGAACGAAAAATTCGACTTCAAAAAACACTGGTTGCAACTCACTCCTGATGAGCGAAATGCCTTTGCTGCCGAGGCCGGAACGACCAGTCATTACATCCAGACGCATCTGACAGGCCGCCGGAAAATGCCCGGTAAGACATTGATGAATGGGCTGTTTAAGGCATGCAAACAACGCGGGTGGGTCAGAACAAAGCCGGAACTGGCTATCTTCTTCTACGAATAAAACCTCTTTCAAACCCCCATCAGGCCGCCTTCTGGCGGTCTTTTCATATCTATTCAGTCCTCTCAGGTAATAATGATCCGAATATGGTTGATCTTTTTTCGGCCATCGCACAAAATTACCGTAATAGTAAACGTCAATGAGGTCGCGCAATGGAGATTATCACTCGTCTGGACGCTGCAAAGTCAGGTCTTAAGCGTTATTACACCGGAAAAAAATGCAAGCACGGCCATGACAGTGAGCGTTACGTTTATAACGGTCACTGCGTTACATGCGCCATCAATAGCAGCCTGCGCAGGCAGGCAGAAATTAAGCAGCTCATGGCCGAAGCCAGCCTGCAACACTCAAGCTGACGACGGGTATTAACCATGAGCAGACACGCAACAGAGTGGGCATGGAGAACCAACCCAGGCAGCTCATCACTGAAACTAATCCTGCTCTCCATGGCTGATCGGGCCGATGAATACAATCTCTGCTATCCCAGTATCGAACGCCTCGTAGTGGACACAAGCCTGAATAAAAAAACCGTTCAGGCCGGGCTGATCTCGCTAATTGCTTTAGGGCTTATTTCCGACACCGGGGAGAGAAAAGGGGCAACCAGGAGGGTCAGGGTTTTCTCTTTAAACATACCCAAAAACGGTAATGTTCCCGAAAAAGGGAATATACCCAAAAACGGGAAGTTGAATGATCCCAAAAACGGGAAGTTGAATGATCCCAAAAACGGGATGCAGAACCTATCAGTTAATCAGTCATGTAACCAAGAGAAGGAGAGCTGCGTAGAAACCGGGGTTTTCATGCCTACAGAACCCTCCGCAAACAACAATGTGATCGATAACTTTGCTCCACCTGGTGGGCTGGGTCAGTTCGGTAAATTTTCCATGCATGATTCATGGATCCCGTCTGATGATTTTCTCCGGGTGTCATCGTTGCAGGGAATCCACCTGGATTGCCAGCCAACGCCTCAGGAGCTGGCTGAATTCAGGATCTACTGGATGGCCGAGGGCAAGGCATTCCACCACGCACAATGGGAGCAAAAACTTGCCCGGCGTCTACAGGTCAGCCGGCAGAACAAACTTACCTCACCTGAAAACAACGTACCGCACTGGAACAGTCCAGAAGCGTGGGAGGATTTCCTGTGAACAACGTATTTAACGCCATTCAGAACCGAGACAGTGATGCATTAGCCCGCCTGACAGGGTCAGATCGTCAATATGCAGGTAGCGACAACGTTGTAAACATCAGCGCGGAGCGCCTCGTCGATGCTCTGTTTAAACAGCTTAAGCAACTCTTCCCGGCGGCAGAGCAGACCAATCTGAAAACACCTGCGCAGGAGACCGCCGCAAAACAGCAGTGGATCGCCGCATTTGCCGAAGGTGGTATCCGTACCCGCGAGCAGGTATCGGCAGGTATGCGTCATGCCCGCGCCAGCGAATCACCGTTCTGGCCGTCGCCCGGGCAGTTCATCAAGTGGTGCAAGGACAGCAAGATGGTGCTGGGCGTGAGCATCGATGACGTGATGGGGGAGTTTCACCGTTACGCCAAAGAGAAAAGCCTTCAGCCTGGCGGCCCGGAGCGCTTCCCGTGGCGTCACCCGGTCATGTACTGGATTGTGTGCGATACCCGCCGTGCGATGTACCAGCGCCAGCTGAGCGAGGTGGAAGTCGAGAAGCATGCGCGCAAGCTGCTGGAGGAATGGGCTGCAAAAGTGGCGGCCGGTCACCAGATTCCGGATCCGGTTCTGAGCATCCAGGCGAAGCCAGAGCCGATACAAACGCCAACGGACACAGGGGGGAGTGCCTACCACCCACCCGGGAAAAGCTTCGGATGCATGCCGAACGCCGCCACCCTGGGAGGGCTAACACCGGCCCAGTGGCTGATGGAGGAATACCGGCGAGGGAAAGCGGCAGGACTCATCAGGTAGCACCAGCGCGGCAGCGCATTTTTTTACGCCTGTATAATTACCTTGAAGGTGACAAAATATGCGCATTGCTATTGATTTTGACTCTAATGTGGATTTAAATTACCTGAGGGGTAAATCATGACAGCAGTTTTAGGGATTGACCCGGGATGCAGCGGGGCTCTGGTTATCGTAACTGAGCAGGGCGGATACATCGACCATCTGGCAATGCCAACCATCAAGGTCGGCACAAAGTCCAGGGTGAACGGCGCAGCGGTCGCTGCATGGGTTAGGAAGTACGGAATCACTCATGCGTACCTTGAGCAGGTCGGAGCCATGCCAGGACAGGGAACGGCGAGCATGTTCACGTTCGGGCATGCAGCTGGTGTAGCGGAGGGGATCCTCCAGGGGCTCAACATTCCGTACACGCTGGTAACGCCTCAGGCCTGGAAGAAGTCAGCCGGGCTTATCGGCAGCGACAAGGACGCAGCGCGCAGCCGGGCAATTCAGCTTTACCCGGAACTCAGGGCGCTGGATGCCAAAGCGAAAGGCCAGGCCATCGCGGATGCGCTGTTAATCGCAAGGTTCGGGATCGGCGTTAAATAACGATCCTTTTTGATATCAACGTAATCAATAACTTATACGGGTAAGCGGGGGTAAATATGGAATGCAAAGTGAGTGAGCTGGTAAAGCGCGGACATGACCAGGCCGCAGAACTGAAATCATCATGCGGTGCCAGCGTGGCGCAGCTAATCAGCGATCTGGCTACGCAGCTGGACTGCACTGCCCTGGCGCTGCGAGAGATGACGAAGAAGCGCGACGCCGACCATGCCGATGTGCTTGCCTGGGAAAAAACGATGTTCAAGGCCTGTGGCGAAGATTGTCTGAAGTCAGTGGCTGAGAAGTTTGCCGAACTGCAAGCCAGATGCGCGCGGCTGGCTGCGGAGAATGCGGGGCTGAAGTCGGCTATCAGTGAGTATAGTGATGGTTTCACTGTATGCCCATGCTGTGGAACTGAGCATGACAGTTGCCACGATGATGTATGCCGCGCTCTGAATGAAACCCCGGCGACAGACGCTTTCCTGGCTGAAGTGCGGGCGCAGGGGCGTAACGAGGGTATCAACTATGCAGCCAGCCGTCTTGCTGCCGCCTATAACCACGGCTTCATTGGCAAAAGCATGAGTGAGGTTGCCGACGTAGTGCACATGATTCTGGACACAAAAGAAGAACTGGAAAACTCCACACGACCAGCCGCTGATGGTTTATCTGGCGAGTACGCAGAAGCGTTTCTCGAAGACATCGCAGCCCAGCTTCGCAAAGGAGTGCAGTCATGAGCAATGAAGCTATGAAAATGGCATTGGCAAAGCAGTTGACGATCGCCCTGCAAAACCTCGGCGCTCCTGTCGAATTGCTCTGCATCGTTGGGAGCTACGGAGATACGCAGGCTGACGCTGACGTGCTGGAAATGCTTGAGCAGCATAACGAACGCGGCACATGCATGGATGTGATTATCGCGCCTGAATTCACCTGGAAACCAAATTCTGGAGCCGCCCAATGAGCAACATCGACAAACGACCGTTCCGCGCTGACGGCGGCGATATAAGCACTGGCCGCCTCAAAGAAATAGCGGACAACCCGTACGGCGACGAAGAGAAATGCTGGCTGGCAAAGCGAGTGATCGCGCTGCAGGCTGAGCTGGAGGCCTCACAATCAGAAAACGAGCGCCTGGCGAAGACGCTGATTGAAAGAAACGGCGAGCCCGTAGAGGGATTGGTGAAACGCGTTGCAGAACTGGAAGAGATAGCCACCGATTACGGCATGAAATTTCAGAGGGCACAGGACGCACTGAAACATCAGTCGCTACTGCATAAATCTCAGCTGGAAGCCGCAGAGAAGCGGATTGCTGAGCTGGAGGCGCGGGAGGTTGCACTTCCACAGCGCTATAGCATGTTACATCGCGTCGCTTTCGATGAGCCGTATCACACGGAAATGGTTTACAAGCAGCATCAGGTGCTTAAGGCACTGTACGATGCTGGAGTCAACGTCGCCGCAGCCGGTAAAGGAGAGTGATATGGCACTGACAAAAAAACAGCGCTCCGAGCTACGCATGAAGTTCGGTGGTCGCTGTGCTTACTGTGGTTGCGAGCTTGGCGACAAATGGCACGCAGACCACGTGAAACCAGTCATTCGTTTTGATGGCCAGATGCTCCACCAGGAGCGCGATGAAATAGACAATCTGGTCCCGGCTTGCCACCCATGCAACCTGCACAAGCACTGTAATAGCCTGGATGATTACAGACGAATCATCGACGATGGTCGCCGGGAATTTCTCCGGTCGGGGAAAGGTAAGGCGCTGGTGCGTATGGGGCTGGTAGAGATGAAGCCAGATCCTGTTGTTTTCTGGTTTGAACAGTATCAGGAAGGAGCGACAACATGAGCACTATTACCAAACAGGCCGTGCAAGCAGTTGCCGATTTGAAAGCTGGTTACACCCTCGGTCACGCTGATGTGGCAATCCTGAACGAGCTGGCGCGTATCGCGCTGGCATCGCTCGAAGCGGAGGCTGTTGGCGAGGTAGTCCTCGGTGAGTTTGACGATTGTGGATGCCACCCGGATGCAAGGGTGGAGTGCATAGCCGCTGATGGTCAGGCTGACTGGGAGAATTTCAAAGATGGCACTCGGTTATACACCGCCCCTACAGTGCCGGTATCTGTGCCTGATGCGATGGAAATGGATGATGACTTTGACAGCGCGTTTGAACACGGAAAAGCTGTCGGCTGGAACGCCTATCGCGCAGCCATGCTTCAGTCGTTCGGTAATTCCGAACAACTCAACTCTCCGGTTATTCCGGATTGCTGGTGCCGAACCTGCAGACCAGTGACTTTTAGTGATAGCCGCTTTGTCGTCTGCCCTGAATGCGGTAACAAGCGCTGCCCTCATGCCAATGACCACCGTAATGCATGCACCGGAAGCAATGAACCAGGTCAGGAAGGTAGCGCATACCCAGCAGCGCCGCGGCAGGAGGTGAAGTGATGCCTAACCCATTCGACGCATTGATGTTCGTTCTGCTGGTCATTGGCGCACTTCAGCAAATGGGGTGGCTACCATGGTGAGCAAACTCAAACAGCGGCGAATGCGCCGCCTTAAAGCGGACGTGGCCTGGTGGCGGGATGAGGCAGAGGATTGCCGTTCCCGCCTGCTGGAACTGGCCGGGGAACTCGACAGGCTCAAGAAGCTAGTTATCCGAGTGCCGATGCCGGTGGTGGTCCCGGCGGATATCATGCAGGGCATTAACGTGAAGGGTGCGTTTGCGATGGGGATCGAACGCTATGGTGATGCGATGCTGAAGCTGGCGAAAAAGGAGGAAGGCAATGGCTAAGACCGCAGCAGAACGCAAAGCGGCGCAGCGCGCCCGCCAGGCGCAAGCCGGTGAGCGCAAGCTGGAGCTGCTGCTCGACGAGCAGGAAATGGAGATGCTGGCGCGGAACTGCGCGGAGCGCCGCCCGGGCCGCGAGCCATACGAACTGAGCGAATACATTGCTCTGCTGATCCGCCAGGATGATGCCCGGTGGCGCGGACGTATCAAAGCTATCAGCGCCAACCAGTGCGGCAAGTGCGGCGACAGCCTGCCGGTGAGGTCCTGCCCATGCGCCGGTGATTCGGCGTGCTGGGTAACTCAGGGCTGGCACGAAACGAAACTTTCGGTGTGACAGGTCACGACGTATTGACTAAATCCTCACATGATTATACTGTTTAAATGTACAGTATTTTTATGTGAGGTTCCATATGGGCTTTCCATCTCCGGCAACAGACTACGCAGAATCCCGCCTTACCATCACCAGCATGTGCGGCTACGACGGCAACTGTCGAACCGTTGAGACGTCGGCTGGCTACGCAATCATCAATGTCGCAAATAAACCACATCCGGGTGATACCGTGCTGATATCGTATTGCGGCCGCACGGAGTTCGCCATCGTGCAGGGGCGGGCGCTTATTGTTCCGGAGGGTGAGTCCATCGAAGGTGAGGCGCTGGACGACACAACGGTGCTGGGAGTGGTTACACATTTCCTCAACCGTGCCGGCAGCCAGGAAGACGATCCGATACCAGTCATGTAACATCTTCGCGGGCGTGATAGTATTACCTGCATGGTAATAAAATTACTCAGGTGGTAATGATGCCCGCGACACCAAAAACCCACAAACGCAAATCAACGCAATATAAGCCTCTTACAGCGATGCAGGAGGCTTACTGCCAGTCCTACATTAAGACACCCGAAAACCAGTCTCAGGCAGCGATAGACGCAGGATTTTCGCCTAATACTGCAGCGGTCAAAGCCAGCGTGATGATGCGCGACGAAAGAATCCAGAAACGAATCGCAGAACTGATGGAGGAACGCAACAAGCGAAACCGCGTCAGCGCTGATTACGTCCTCATGCGCCTGGTGGAAATTGACCAGATGGATGTGCTGGATATCCTGAACGACGACGGCAGTCTGAAGCCTATTCGCGAGTGGCCGAAAATCTGGCGTACCACGCTCAGCGGTTTTGACCTGTCCTCGACCATCATGAACATGAACGAGGATTCGATAGAAACCATCCTCAAAAAAATCAAATGGCCGGACAAGGTGAAGAACCTTGAGCTCATCGGTAAGCACGTCGACGTGAACGCGTTCAAAGAGCGCCTGGAGGTTTCCGGCACCGTCACCATCGCCGACCGCATGGCAGCCGCTCGGCGCCGCGTCAAAGAGCAGGCTGGTGGTGAAGAATGACAGCCGCAGCCATGTCGCCGGAAGAGCAGCTCGTAGAGGATATCGCCTCGTTCACGTATGACCCGCTTGGCTATGCGCTGTATGCGTTCCCGTGGGGTGAGCAGGGCACAGAGCTGTCGCACGCCACCGGCCCACGCAAATGGCAGGCTGACGCATTCCGCGAGATACGCGACCACCTGCAGAACCCCGCGACTCGTCATCAGCCGCTGATGCTGGCCCGGGCATCCGGTCACGGTATCGGCAAATCCGCTTTCATTTCGATGCTCATCAACTGGGGCATGTCCACCTGCGAGGACTGCAAGGTGGTGGTGACCGCCAACACCGACAACCAGCTCCGCACCAAGACCTGGCCGGAAATCATCAAATGGTCGAACCTTGCCATAACGAAAGAGTGGTTCACCTGCACCGCCACAGCGATGTACAGCAACGATCCGGGCCACGATAAACGCTGGCGCGCTGACGCAATCCCGTGGTCTGAGCACAACACCGAGGCGTTCGCCGGGCTGCACAACGAGCGCAAGCGCATCATCGTGGTATTCGACGAAGCGTCCAACATTGCCGATCTGGTGTGGGAGGTTGCCGAAGGTGCGCTGACCGATGAGGACACCGAAATCATCTGGGTGGCGTTCGGTAACCCGACGCGTAACACGGGTCGTTTCCGCGAATGCTTCCGCAAATACAGGCACCGCTGGAAGTGCGCGCAGATTGACAGCCGCACCGTGGAAGGCACTAACAAGCAGCAGCTCCAGAAATGGGTTGACGACTACGGCGAGGACAGCGACTTCGTGAAGGTCCGTGTGCGGGGGATCTTCCCTGACGCGTCTGAACTCCAGTTTATCCCGACCGGTCTCACTGACGAAGCCATGAAGCGTGTCGTGACTGCCGGGCAGGTGGCGCACGCACCGGTGATTATCGGCGTCGACCCGGCATATTCCGGCGTGGATGACGCGGTGATATACCTGCGCCAGGGGCTGCACAGTAAAGTGCTGTGGACCGGAAACAAGACCACTGACGATCTGATTATGGCGAAGCGCATCGCTGACTTTGAGGATCAGTACCAGGCTGATGCTGTGTTTATCGACTTCGGTTACGGTACCGGGCTGAAGTCCATCGGTGATGGCTGGGGCCGGACGTGGCAGCTAATTCCGTTCGGCGGCGGCTCGACCGATCCCCAGATGCTCAACAAACGCGGCGAGATGTTCAACAGCTGCAAAACGTGGCTGAAGCTCGGCGGCGCGCTGGACGACCAGGAGACAGCTGATGACCTGTCGGCGGCAGAGTACAAAGTCAGGGTGGACGGCAAGATCGTCATTGAGCCGAAGGAAGATATCAAAGAGCGCTTGGGCCGCTCGCCGGGCAAGGGTGACGCGCTGCTGCTGACATTTGCTTTCCCGGTTACGAAGCGCCTGCGCATCCCTGGGCAGGAGAGTCAGCAGGGTAAGGCGGTAACGGAATATGACCCGTGGAAATAACAAAGCCCGCGCATCGGCGGGCTGATTGTGACATGTCACGGTGTCAGAAAGTAATCGCATCGAATGCGGCGTTGATGGCTTTGGCATCCTGAACAGCACCTCGCTCATCAAGTACAGCTCTTTTACTAAGAACTTCAGCCAGGCACTGCAATTTCGTGTGGTAGAGGTTCTCTTTTCGTAATTGTTCGTCTGGCGTCAGATTGGTGCTCTTGGCGATCGTGATGATGGATAGTCTGCATTTCTCTTCGCGAAAGTCATATTCGGTAACATTAGTACCAGCATCATCAGCAGGCTGGAGCCCGGATAAGGATTCTGTACAAATGCTTTGAGGATTCTCAAATCCAACTCTCCATCCGAAGAATGCGCCGGTATCAGGGGGCATAAAAATGCCAGTTGTATCAGCTGGCCACGAGTTAAGTTGCTTTGCCAATATCTCTACGGTCTTCATGATTTTCACCTTAAAAAAATGCCCGGACGAACCGGGCGAATGGAAGCAATGGACTACGGAGTGCCTTCCTTGGCGGGTGATGCAGGGTTTACAGCGCAACGTCATCGGGATGGCGTTCTGCTGTAAAAAAAGTGTCGGTACCAGCGAGCGCCAACTCTGGATGGATCTGGTACCGACAAAGTCACACAGCAATTACATGGGCACTACGGTTTACCACGGTCCTAACGTGATTGGGTTGTGGTGCCGGATTCGAACCGGCGCGGCGATCCTTTCGGAACCCATTACCCGCCCATTCAGCAATGGCAAGAATGGATGGAGCTCTAACCAATTCCTGAGCTAACCACAACGGAAAGAGCACCTGCTAATTGTTACGAGCAATTAACCCACACGAGTTAGGTGACTAGCCTGTCATATGGAGATGCTCTTTCCTGTTATGGCCTCGTCTCTTCCGAGGTGTCACACCGTATCGCCACGATGGTGAGTCGTCATGTCGTGCATACCGAAAACACTGACTTGCACATTACGGCTACCCGGTCGGGGATAAGACATCAAGGAACCCCGCCGGACCGCTACGACACATGTGCCATATGCCGTACTGCTCACACCTGGAAGCGCACTCCCCAATTTTGATTTAGCGACAAGACCTCAATGAATTGATATCGAAGTACGCTTTCATGATGTGTTACCTGAAGGGTAATAATTGCAGTCCGTTATGTCAATACACTACGTAAAATAATCCGTATATGGTTAAATTGGTAATAATTTAATCGTGTATGAGGTTATCGCTATGTGTATCGGCAGCAAGCCATCAGTGCCAGCGGCACCAGAAGTACAGGCCGCACCTCAGGAGCAGGACGCCGCTGTGGTCAGCGCGCGCGATGACGAAGAGCGCCGCCGCCGTGCTGCCGTCGGTCGTAACTCGACCATGCTCACCGGCGCCCAGGGCGACACTTCCGCCGCAAATACCAGCGGTAAAACGCTGCTCGGTCAGTAACGGAGCGCGCAGAGATGGTGGAAACCGAAAAAGAGCGGCTGCTGAAGCAGCTCGCGCAGCTGAAGAATGAGCGCACATCGTTCGAGCCGCACTGGCGCGACCTGAGCGACTTTATCAATCCGCGCGGTTCCCGCTTCCTGACGTCTGACGTTAACCGTGATGATCGCCGCAACACCAAAATTGTTGACCCGACCGGTTCACTCGCTCAGCGCATTCTCGCCAGCGGCATGATGTCCGGCATCACAAGTCCGGCCCGCCCGTGGTTCAAACTGGCAACGCCTGACCCTGACATGATGGACTACGGTCCGGTGAAGGTCTGGCTGGAAGTCGTGCAGCGCCGTATGAACGAAGTGTTCAACAAGTCGAATCTGTATCAGTCACTACCCGTCATGTACGCCAGCCTGGGTACTTTCGGTACTGCCGCGATGGCTGTGCTGGAAGATGACCAGGACGTGATCCGCACAATGCCTTTCCCGATTGGCAGCTACTACCTGGCGAACAGCCCGCGAGGCAGCGTAGATACCTCCTTCCGTCAGTTCTCCATGACTGTGCGTCAGCTTGTGCAGGAATTCGGCCTGGACAACGTGAGTACCTCTGTGAAGAGCCAATGGGAAAATGGTACGTACGAAAACTGGATCGAGGTAAACCACTGCATCACGCCAAACATCAACCGCGACAGCGGAAAGATGGACAGCAAGAACAAGCCGTTCCGCTCCGTCTATTTCGAGACAGGTGGCGACGCCGACAAGCTGCTTCGTGAGTCCGGCTTCGATGAATTCCCGATCCTGGCGCCGCGCTGGGAAGTGAACGGCGAGGACGTATACGCGTCTTCCTGCCCCGGCATGCTGGCGCTAGGCCAGGTTAAAGCCCTGCAGGTTGAGCAGAAACGTAAAGCTCAGCTGATCGACAAAGCGACTAACCCGCCTATGGTTGCGCCGACGTCACTGAAGAATCAGCGTGTTTCTCTGCTGCCTGGCGATGTGACTTATCTCGACGTGCTGAGCGGTCAGGACGGATTTAAACCTGCTTACCTGGTCAACCCAAATACCGCCGACCTGCTGGCTGACATTCAGGACACCCGCCAGACCATCAACAGCGCCTACTTCGTCGACCTCTTCATGATGCTACAGAACATCAACACCCGTTCTATGCCGGTGGAAGCAGTGATCGAGATGAAGGAAGAGAAGCTGCTGATGCTTGGGCCGGTACTGGAGCGCCTGAACGACGAGGCGCTTAACCCGCTTATTGATCGCGTGTTCTCCATCATGGCGCGCAAGAACATGCTGCCGCCACCGCCTGACGTTATGCAGGGTATGCCGCTGCGCATCGAGTACATCTCCGTGATGGCGCAGGCTCAGAAATCTATCGGCCTCACCAGTCTGTCACAGACCGTTGGCTTCATCGGCCAGCTTGCACAGTTCAAACCTGAAGCGCTCGACAAGCTCGACGTGGATCAGGCTATCGACGCGTTCTCCGAGATGTCAGGCGTATCGCCAACCGTCATCGTTCCACAGGAGCAGGTGCAGGGCATTCGAGAAGAGCGCGCCAAGCAGCAGCAGGCAGCTCAGGCAATGGCTATGGGTCAGGCAGCTGCGCAGGGTGCCAAGACGCTCAGCGAGACGCAGACCACTGACCCAAGCGCGCTGACCGCCATCACCAACGCAGCAGGAGCGCCGCAGCAATGACGTATATCGACGATGAAGAACGTAAAGCGGAACTGGAAGCCAAACAGCAGCTTCTGGCTCAGCGCGATATCGAAGATATCCAGTTCGTTATGGGCAGCGAACAGGGCCGCCGCGTCATCTGGTCACTGCTGGAGAAAGGTCAGGTGTTCGGCACCTGCTTCAACGTAGAGCCGCACATCACAGCATTCAACGAAGGGCAGCGCAATCTGGCTCTGGTTCTGTTTCAGCGCGTCATGACGCACTGCCCTGATCAGTATCTGAAGATGGCCTCCGAGGCCAGTGAACAGGAGTAACCATGAATTTATTTGAACGTTTGCTGCATCGCCGTCTTTGCAATGAGCAACCTGCTGATGGTGGCGCTGCACCAGCACCTTCTGAGCCAGCCGCACCTGCTGCTGATGCTCCTGCACCTGCTGCTGACCCGGCAAAACCAGAAGGTGATAAGCCACAGCCTGGCGCTGAAGGCGACAAGCCTCATGACGACAAGCCCGCCGATGGTGATAAGCCAGCAGATAAGCCTGATGACAAAGAACAGAAGCAGGAAGGCGCTCCGGAGAAATACGAGTTCAAACCAGCTGAAGGTCAGGAGCTTGACACTGCTGCGCTGGAGCAGTTCGAGCCTATTGCGCGTGAGCTTAACCTCAGCAACGAGCAGGCGCAGAAGATGGTCGACCTGTACGGCACCAAGATCCTCCCAATGGTGCAGCAGCAGCAGGCGGAAGCCTGGCAGAAAACCACCGAACAGTGGGCCGAAGATGTGAAGGCAGACAAGGAGATCGGCGGCGACAAGCTGACTGCGAACCTAAGCGCAGCGCAGCGCGCTCTGGACCTGTTTGGATCACCCGCGCTGAAAGAATATCTCGAAGGTACTGGCCTTGGTAACCACCCGGAGCTGGTAAAGACCTTCATCAAAATCGGTAAAGCCATGTCTGAAGACGGCATGGTCGATGGCAGTAATCAAGGCCAGCGTAGTGCGGCCGAAGTGCTTTATGGCTAATAAGAGAGGATATAACCATGGCTGTTAAAGGCGTAAATGCGCTGACGCTGGCTGACTGGGCTAAGCGCACTGATCCAAACGGGAAGGTTGACAAGATCGTCGAACTCCTTTCCCAGACAAATGAAATCCTGACGGACATGATGTTCGTTGAGGGCAACCTACCAACCGGTCACCGCACCACCGTGCGCTCTGGTCTTCCGCAGCCTACTTGGCGTTTGCTGAACTATGGCGTGCAGCCGACCAAGTCCACTACCGTACAGGTTACTGACACTGTCGGCATGCTGGAGGCTTATGCCGAAGTTGATAAGTCACTGGCTGATCTGAACGGTAACACTGCTGAATTCCGCCTGTCTGAAGATCGTGCATTCCTCGAAGGCATGAACCAGCAGATGGCTCAGACCCTGTTCTACGGCGACACCAGTGTCAACCCGCAGCAGTTCATGGGCCTGTCATCACGCTACTCCAGCAAATCAGCAGGAAACGGCCAAAACATCATTGATGCTGGCGGTACAGGTACAGATAACACCTCTATCTGGCTGGTGGTATGGGGAGAAAACACTGTGCACGGCATCTTCCCTAAAGGGCAGAAGGCTGGTTTGCAGACTCAGAACCTTGGCGAGCAGACCCTGATCGATGCCAATGGCGGAAAATATCAGGGATACCGCACCCATTATAAATGGGATAACGGACTGGCTCTCCGTGACTGGCGCTATGTTGTACGCATCGCCAACATCGATGTGAGCGATTTGTCTGTGCCTGGTTCTGCGGCAAACATCGTCACAATGATGGTTAAAGCGCTTCACCGCGTTCCAAACCTGAAAATGGGCCGCGCGGTGTTCTACATGAACCGTACCGTTGCCCAGGCGCTGGACCTGCAATCTCTGGATAAAGCCTCTCTGGCTCTGTCCGTAAAAGAGACTGAAGGCGAATTCTGGACCACGTTCCGTGGCATCCCAATCCGTGAAACCGATGCGATTCTGGAAACAGAAGCGCGCGTTGTTTAACGCCTGTCATTAACTGATGGGCCTTAACCGGCCCATGAATGGAGAAAGAAAATGATCCTCGACAAACTGTTGATGTTCTCCGAAGCGCAGGCGGTTACGGCTTCTGCTGCTTCAACTGACGTTATCGACCTGAGCCCTATCGACGGCACCCGCCGCGATATCGGCGTTGGTTATCCGCTGGAATTCTGGGCAACAGTGAATACCACTGCAACCGCAGCCGGTGCCGCCACCCTGAACGTTCAGTTGCAGACCAGCCCGGATAACTCCACCTGGACCACGCTGTACGACAGCGGCACGCTGGCACTGGCAGCACTTACTGCTGGCAAACGTCTGTTCTCAGCCAAGGTTCCAGCGGGAGTACAGCGTTATCTGCGCGTCAACTACGTGGTCGGAACCGGCCCACTGACTGCTGGCGCATTCACCTCGGGTATTAACCTGGATGTTGACAACAACACTCCATACTACCCAACCCGCTCCAAAGTGACTGGCTAAGGTGGCAGCAATGGAAAAAGCAAAATACCGCGTCCTGCGCTTATCCCATATTCACAACAACCTCTGGCCGGAAGGATCAGAGATTGAATATGAAGGTGAGCCAGGTTCTGCGCTGGAGCCTCTAAACGCAGCGGCGGAAAAAGCCAAAGCCGCCGCACTTAAAAAGCGTGGTGTTGAATTTGTTAAGCCAGAGTTGAAAGTTGACGATGGCAATAGCAACGACAATGCCGGCGGTGATGACGAGCTGGAGAAGCTTCGCGAAGAGTATGAAGTGCTCTTCAACGATAAGCCTCATCCGAATACTGGCGTCAAAACACTCCGCGAGAAGATCGCAGAGAAGCGTGCAGAACTGGGCGTGTAAGTCTCGATGATAAAACAGGGGGCTTCGGCCCCCTTCTTGCAGGAGTCCGTTATGGAACTGGTAAACCTCAAAACCGGCACCGATACATATCAGGATGAGGACGGGAAAACCCAGACTCGTGATGATTATCCATGGGGCCTGTGCATTAGCCTGGACAATGACACGCTGAACAGACTCGGCATTACCACTCCACCAGTTGGTGGCATGGTGATGATCGCTGCTAAAGCGCTCGTTAAATCAACCTCAGAACGCCAGGATGAAGACGGAGTGTGCCGCCGGGCAGAGCTACAGATCACCGATATGGCAATGGCGCCTGATTCCAGCGAGCCGCCAAAGACCGCAGCGCAAACTCTCTATGGTGGGGAGGATGATTAATGTCTTCCGTTATCGAGATCTGCAACCGCGCGCTGAGTAATATCGGTAACACCCGCAGCATTAACAGCCTGACCGAAGCCAGCAAAGAAGCCGGGCAGTGCTCCCTGCATTTTGAATCCTGCCGCGATGCTGCGCTGGCAGACTTCGACTGGAATTTTGCAACCAAACGTCTGGCGCTGGCTGACACCAACAACCCGCCGCCGGACTGGCAATACTCATACCAGTACCCAACTGACTGCCTGCGCATCACTGAAATTATGGTGCCCGGAGTACGTAACCCGACGGCCGCGATGCGCATCAACTATGAGGTTGGTGCTGATACCGACGGTACCGGAAAGCTGATCTACACCGACCAGCCTCAGGCGTGGCTGAAGTACATCGCACGAATCACCGACGTAAACATGTTCGACCCTATTTTCATGGAGGCGCTTTCCTGGCGTCTGGCCGCCGCCATAAATATGCCGCTGACCGGCAGCGCAGATCTCGGTAACAACGCACTGACTATGTACCGTAGCGTCATCCTGAGCGCTGGCTCGCACAGCCAGAACGAATCTCAGGAGCCTCAGCCGCCAGTCGATGAGTTCACCGCAGCGAGGATGTCATAATGGCTTTCAGTTGGATCCAGCCGAGCTTTGCCGGTGGTGAGATTGGACCGTCACTGTACGGCCGCATTGATATGTCGAAGTATCAGGTGGCGCTGCGCAAGTGCGACAACTTCATTGTTCGCCAGTATGGCGGCGTGGAGAATCGCCCGGGCACGCGCTTCATAGGGGAAGCAAAATATCCTACGCGCAAATGCCGCCTTATCCCTTTCCAGTTCTCTACAGTCCAGACCTATGCACTGGAGTTCGGGCACAACTACATGCGCGTAATCAAAGATGGCGCGTATGTGCTGAACAGCAGCAATGTGATCTACGAACTGGCGATGCCGTACGCTGAGGCTGACTTGTTCCGCATCAAATTCACGCAGAGCGCCGACGTGCTTACGCTGGTACACCCGTCATACCCGCCGAAGGAACTGCGCCGATACGCCCACGACAACTGGCAGATCGTCGACGTCACCACCAAAAACGGACCATTCGAAGATATCAACGTTGACGAGTCAGTGAAGGTTTACGCCAGCGCCAGCACCGGGACCATCACATTGACGGCGAGCTCTGCCATCTTTGGCGCTGAGCAGGTCGGTAAATTATTCTACCTCGAACAGCCTGCTGTTGATTCCGTTCCCGTCTGGGAGACCAGCAAAACAACGGCTATCAACGATGTGCGCCGCGCCGACAGCAACTACTACCGGGCTAACACGTCCGGCAAGACCGGTACTCTGCGTCCGTCTCACACCGAAGGCATGTCCTGGGATGGTTGGGGCGGTACTGGATCAGACGATACCGGCATCCAGTGGGAGTACCTGCACAGCGGCTTCGGCATCGCGCGCATCACCGCGGTAGCCAGTGACGGCCTGACAGCCACCGCTACGGTGGTGAGCTATATCCCGTCACAGGTAGTTGGCTCAGCCAACAGCAGCTACAAATGGGCGAAGTATGCATGGAACAGCGTCAACGGCTATCCGAGCACTGTCGTCTATTATCAGCAGCGTCTGTATTTCGCCGCGTCTACCGCGTATCCACAAACCATCTGGGCGAGCCGGACCGGTGACTATAAAGACTTTGGCAAGAGCAACCCTATTCAGGATGACGATCGCATCATCTACACCTACGCCGGGCGCCAGGTAAATGAGATCCGCCATCTTATCGACGTTGGAAGCCTGGTGGCGCTGACCTCTGGCGGGGAATATACGATATCTGGAGACCAGAATAAGGTCCTCACGCCGTCGGCGTTCTCGTTCAGTTCGCAGGGAAACAATGGCTGCAGCAATGTGCCGCCTATCGCTGTGGCAAACATCGCGCTGTTCATCCAGGAGAAGGGGAGCGTGGTCCGTGATCTGGCCTACTCATTCGATGTGGACGGGTACCAGGGCACTGATCTTACCATACTGGCAAACCATCTTTTCCAGAAGCGCAGCATTGTCGACTGGTCATACTGTATCGTGCCGTACAGCAGCGCGTTCTGCATCCGCGACGATGGCAAGTTGCTGGTACTGACCTATCTTCGCGATCAGCAGGTGTTCGCCTGGGCTCCGCAGTCCAGCGCCGGGAAGTACGAAAGCACCTGCTCCATCAGTGAAGGCAGCGAGGATGCTGTTTACTTCGTTGTTAACCGCACCATCAACGGCCAGACGAAACGTTACATCGAACGTCTTTCCAGTCGACTGTTTACCAATGATGAAGACGCGTTCTTTGTCGACTGTGGCCTGAGCTATGACGGGCGCAATACATCAACACGGACTATGACAATCAGCGGCGGCACCGGCGACTGGAGCTATCAGGTCGACTACCCGGTGACGATAAGCGGCGGGGCGTATTTCGTTGGCACCGACGTTGGCGCGCAGATCCAGTTCCCGTACTCAGAGACAGATCCAGATACCGGCCTGGTGGTGGCGAAAGAGCTGCGCGGCGGCATCCTTTCTGTAACCAGCAGCACGGCGGTAGTTGTTCGTTTTAACCGTAACGTACCTGCGGCGCTACGCAATACCTCAACAACAAACTGGCAAATTGCCCGCCAGACATTCAGCGGCCTGTCTCACCTCGAAGGGCAGACAGTCAACATTCTTTCAGACGCCAGCGTTGAGCCGCAGAAGACCGTAACTGGTGGTGCTGTCACGCTGGAATCACCTGGCGCAGTGGTGCATATCGGGCTGCCGATAACCGCTGAATTCGAAACGCTGGACATCAACATCAACGGGCAGGAAACGCTGCTGGATAAAAAGCAGGTCATCCCGACCGTCACGATGGTGGTCAACGCCAGCCGCGGCATCTGGGCAACAACGCCGGGCGGTGAATGGTACGAGTATCCGCAACGTGAGTTTGAGTTCTACGACGATCCGGTTGATGACGCTACCGGGAAGGTGGAAGTGAAGCTCGACAGCAACTGGGATAAGAATGGGCGCGTTAAGGTGCGCCAGCTCGACCCACTGCCGCTTTCTGTTCTGGCGGTCCTGCCGCGCATGACGGTCGGGGGATTCTGATGATTAAAGATCAGATCGTACCGGCCACCGCTGAACATATCGAAGCCATGCTCCCGCATGTCCGCCAGGCTGATGTTGATGAATTCCTGGCAACAAACGGATGGAGCCCGCGGCGCGTACTGGAAACCGGACTGCGCACTTCAACTTTTGCCTGCGCCGGGCTGATTAACGGGGAGGTAGTGACCATATTCGGTGTGGCTCCGGCCTCCATGATCGGCGGCAGCGGCATTCCATGGCTGGTGGGCACTGACGCGCTGGAGAAATACCAGCGCACCTTCCTGCGCCGGTGCGGAAAAGTGGTCAATGCAATGCTGACCGTTTACCCGTATCTTGAAAATTATGTTGATGCCCGCAACCACGCCGCGCGCGCATGGCTGCACTGGCTTGGATTCACCATTGAAGATCCTCAGCCATTCGGCATTAACGGCCTTCCGTTCCACCGTTTCCACATGGAGAGAAAATAATGTGTAGCCCGGCTATCGCTCTCGCAGGAGCCAGTGTCGCACTGAGTGGCATCTCAGCTTATAACCAGTACCAGTCAGGGAAATACACGGCAGCGGTCGCTGAGCAGAATGCGAACGTTGCTGAGGCCCAGGCCCAGGACTCTATCAACCGTGGAAATGCGCAGGCTGACGAGGTTCGTCGGCGTAACCGGCAGGCTGCCGGAACGCAGGCCGCCACGATGGGCGCGACCGGCGCTGATCTTTCTACAGGAGGAGCGCTGGATATCTTCGGCGATACAGCGCAGTTCGGCACGCTGGATGCGCTGACCACTGTCAACAATGCTCAGCGTGAGGCATACGGCTATCAGGTGCAGGCTGAGAACTATAAAGCCCAGGCAAGCTCATCACGTAAGCAGGGGAATATGGGGGCGCTGACGACTCTGCTTACCGCTCCACTTCAGGCTTATGGTGCTTACCAGATGGGTGGCGGAACCTGGTCTCCGTTCACGCAGAAGGCGGCTCCAATCAGCGCGGCCATCGGCACACCAACCGGTCGATAAGGNNGAAGTGGAGCGGTAAGCAGAGTCGTCAGCGCCCCCATATTCCCCTGCTTACGTGATGAGCTTGCCTGGGCTTTATAGTTCTCAGCCTGCAC